TCCTTTCCCGCCTGTTCCGGGCCTCAACGATCGAAAACCCGGGCGTGCCGATCTCGACGTCGAACATCCTCTCGTGGCTCGCCGGCGGGTACACGAACGAAACGGCGGGCGTGCCCGTCTCGGAAGCACGGGTCCTTGGTCTCCCCGCCTACTACCGGGCGTGCGCGATCACTGCAGGGACCCTCGCCGGCCTCCCAATCAAGGTATTTAAGGTCGGGACCCGCGAGAAGGTTTCGCGGCCGACGGTCCTCGACAAGCCGAACCCCCGGCAGACACCGTTCGAGTTCTGGCAGACCATGTTCCTCAACGGGATCACGTGGGGCAATATGTTCGCCCGGAAGGTCCGCGACGGGCGTGGCGACGTCGTCCAACTGTGGCCGATCCACCCGTCACGGGTCCGCGTCGCAGAGATCACCCCTACGTCAAGTATCCCCGACGGCAAGGTATACATCCTCGACGGTAACGAACGTTACACGTCGGACGAAATATTCCACTTGCCGTACCTGTCGTGCGACGGCCTCGCCGGCGTCCGGCCACTCGAGCTGTTCCGCACGTCGTTGGGTATCGCCATCGCCGGGGATGCCACCGCGGCGGCTTTCTACCAGAACGGCAGCCGCATTCAAGGCATTCTGACCACCGATCAGAAGCTCGACGACGAAGTCGCCGACCGTATCAAGGCACGTTGGCAGCAAGTGACCGGCGGCGTCGACAATGCGGGCAAGATCACGGTCCTTGGAAGCGGCGCGAAGTTCCAAGCGATCGCCCTACCGCCGGGCGACGCGCAGCTCCTCGAGTCTCGGCAGTGGTCCGTCTCGGAGATTTCGCGGATGGTCGGCGTGCCGCCGCATCTGATCGGCGACGTCGAGAAGTCCACCAGTTGGGGAACCGGCATCGAAGAGCAAGTCCTCGGATGGGTCAAGTTCACCCTGCAGGGTTGGATCACCGGCAACGAGCAGCGCATCGGTCTCGAACTCATCCGGTCGAACGAGTACGCGAAGACGATCCTCGAAGGCCTGCTGCGCGGCGACGCGCAAACCCGCGCCGCGCTTTACAAGGCGGGGATCACCGACGGCTGGCTGAACCGCAACGAAGTGCGCGAACTCGAAGACCGCGAGCCGGCCGACGGCCTCGACGAGTTCATCGTCCCGTCGAACATGAGCATCATCGCCGTAGACGGCCACGCGACGCCTGTCGCACCGCCGTCGACACCAGTCCCACCGGATCAGGGAGTGCCTCAATGATGGATGACGTGCGTCGCGCGCGCGACCCGCAAGGCCGCGTGCTTCGCTGGGCCGACATGACCGACGTTTCTGTACGTCAGAATGACGCCGGTATTCCCGTGTTCCGCGGCGAAGCGATCGTCTTTGACGCATGGACGTGGATCGGTTCAAGTGCCTACGGGTTCTCCGAGCGGATCGCGCCGAGCGCTGTGGACGGGATGGGCCAGGACGACGTCCGGTTCCTTATCAACCACGATCCGAACCTCGTCCTCGGTCGCAGCACGGCCGGCACGTTGAAGCTCACGGCGACGGACAGGGCTCTAGAGGTAGAAGCCGCACTGCCCGACACGTCGTACGCCCGCGACCTCGCCGTCTCCCTCGACCGGGGCGACATCACTGGCATGTCGTTCGCGTTCGAGATCCTCGATGAGACCCCGTCGATGCGCGACGGGAAACCCGCGTACACGATCGAGAAGCTCCGCCTGCACGACGTGAGTGCCGTCACCTACCCCGCATACGAGCAGACGACCGGCGGCATTCGTGCCGAAGCGTTCGAACTTGTCTGCCGTGCCGCTGGCCTCGATCAGAAGGCCGAGCGCGCGCTCATCCGCAACCTGACGGGTGCGGACACAGAGATCGCCGATGCAGTCACCGAAACGGTGCGGAGCATCGCCGAAGACGAGCCGGCTGTCGTGCCGGACACCGAAGAGCGGAACGAAACGGCTGTCGTGCCGGACGTCGCCGCTATCGCGAACGACTTGGCCCGCCGGATGACGGTAATGGCCTCAGACCATAAGGAACTCAGACAATGAGCGACATTAAGACGCTGCGCGAGCAGCGACAGAACGCATGGGAGCAGGCACAGGTCTTCCGTGACCGTGCCGCCGCCGGCGAAGAGATGAGCTCGGAAGACACCACGGCGTGGGACCGCGCACTCGCGGACGTCGACGCCCGTGGCGAGCAGATCGAGCGTTTCGAGCGGCAGGCAAAGATCGACACTGCGTTCGCTGCGATCGACGAGCAGACCACCGTCCTCACCCCCGAAGGTGTCCGCACCGACGAGGAAGGCGTCAAGGCCGCTTACCGTTCGGCGTTCGACAAGTACGTCCGTAACGGCACCGGCGCCCTCGACTCCGAGGAGCGGAACCTGCTCGCCCAACAGCGTGCGGCGATGGGCGAGGGTACCGGTTCTATCGGTGGTTACACCGTCCCCACCGGATTTTGGGCGAAGGTCACCGAGACGATGAAGTTCTACGGCGGCGCCGAGGCTGGTGCGTTCGTCCTGAACGATACGACCGGTGCAAACCTCGTATGGCCAACAAATGACGACACGTCGAACACCGGGCGCCTCGTCGCAGAGAACGTGCAGCACACCGAGACGGACATCACCTTCGGGCAGAAGACCCTCTCGAACTACACGTTCTCGTCTGACATTGTCCTCGCTTCGGTTCAGCTCTTGCAGGACAGTGGCGTCGACGTCGAGAGCCTCATCGCCAAGAAGCTCGGCCAGAGGATCGGCCGGGCGCAAAACACGTACTTCACCACGGGTACGGGTTCGTCTCAGCCGCAGGGTTACATCACTGGCTCGGCTGCTGGCGTGACGGCGGCGAACACGAACAGCATCACGTACAACGACATTGTGGACCTCGTCCACTCCGTCGACCCCGCTTACCGTCAGTCGGGCCGTTGTCAGTTCAAGTTCAACGACTCGATCCTGAAGGCGATCCGCAAGATCCGTGACGACTCCGGTGGCGCTGGTCTCGGCCGGCCGATCTGGGAGCCGTCCGTGCAGGTCGGCGTCGCTACCAGCCTGCTGGGCTACGGGTACACGGTGAACAACGACATGGCCACCTCGGCTACGGGTGCGAAGACCGTCTGTTTCGGCGACTTCGATACCGGGTTCGTTGTCCGCCACGTTTCGGGTGGGCGCCTCCTGCGTCTCGCCGAGCGGTACGCTGATTACCTGCAGGTCGGGTTCCTCGGTTTCGACCGGGCCGACTCGATCGTTCAGGACTCCGGGGCCCTCAAGCTCCTGACCCAGGCCTAGGCCTCCCCCGGGTGATGCCCGGGCCCTTCGGGGCCCGGGCAGCCCGACGAACCCTCGAAAGGGGAGAACATGCCTCACGGAGTTAACAGGCAGTCCGACATTTCGGCTGCCCACTCACTGCACCCGCGTCTTCGCACGGCGAACGACACGGGCTCGAGCGTCGACCTCTTGAACTACTTTCGGGCGACGATCGTCACCCATGTGGGTGGCATTTCCGGAAGTACTACGGAGACGCACGCACTCCGCGTCGAAGAGTCGACCGACAATACGACGTTTACCACCGTCGCTGCGGGCGACCTGAACGGGACCATGCCTTCGATTACGTCACAGTCGACGATCGGTTCCATTTCGGACGTCGAGTACCTCGGGGGAAGCCGATACCTTCGGGTTTACGCGTCGGTCTCAAGCCCGACGTCGGGCGCGATCTACTCTGCACACGTCGTGCGTGGCGGTGCCCGAACGAACCCGGTCTAACCAATGCAGCCGACTGTACGGACAATTGTACGGACAGTGACCCCGCCAAGGATGGCGGTCGCAGCCCGGCGGCGCGTCGCGGTGAAGCCCTCGTGGCTGAACCGGGCGCGCCGCAAGTCGGCCGGGTAGAATGTTTTCCGCTCCCGTACCCGCAGATCGGTTCCTGCAACTCTCGTCCGGTTCGACGTCGGTCACATTCCAAGACCCGACGGGCGAACCGACCGCAGCTACGGGAACAGTGACGGCATCGGTCTACCGATCGGACGGGACACTCGTTCAAGCGTCCGTGTCGACGACTACCGGTTCGACCGGCTACTACGCCGCGCATCTCTCAAGCGCGTCGGTTGCGCAACTCGAGCTGCTCACCGTCAAGTGGTACGACGGGTCGACATTGCGGAAGCAGACGGCGGTCGAGATCGTCGGCGGGTTCTATTTCACCATCGCCGAAGTTCGTGCGATCGACCCGGCCCTCTCCGATGAGGACCGTTACCCGTTGTCGCGGATCCAGCAAGGCAGAGCACTCGTCGAGTGGGAAGCCGAAAGGATCATGGGCGTCTCTTGGGTGCCTCGCTACCGGTATGTGACCCTCGACCGTCCCGCCTGGCCGCAACTGTTGTTGCCGGATCCGATGATCCGCGATATCCGGATCGTCCGGGCTTACAACGCGCCGACGTCGACGATCGACTACACGTCCGGAACGTCGTTCGACGACCTGGCCGGCACAGAGACCGGCATTGCCGTCTCCCGGTCGGGTGCGTGGTCGTGGTGCTCCGTCTCCGCGCCGTTCCGGTCGTTGACCGTCGGCTACGAGCACGGGTTCGACGCGCCGTCTCCGGACGTGAAGGACGCCGCGCTGCTTCACCTTCGACACAAACTGAACCGCCGCACCGCCGCCCTGTCCGATCGGGCGACGTCGCAAAACAACGACTTCGGGGCTGTGACGCTCGCAACGGCGGGCGTCGACTTCGCTACCGGGATCCCCGACGTCGACAGCGTGTACGCCCGGCATTCCTACCGCACCCCGGGGATCGGCTGACCAAGTTCGTGGGCGCTCCCCGCGTTTGCGGGCGGGGAGTTCGGCCCGGGGATACCACGAGGCCCCATGTGCCCTGGTTCAGCGTCGAGCGAGGGCCCCCTGGGTGGAGGGCCGCGCACCGCACCCCGGGCCACGCTCGCGAGGAACGGAGGACCGCATGCTCATCCGGTACATCGGCCCGTTTGAAGAAGTCGAGTTCGAAGACGGCCGGGGACTCAATTTCGTGAAGCGTGGCGGAACGATCGAAGTAGAAGACGGTTCGCGACTCTGCGAACAGGCCGACTGGCAACAGGTCACCCCAAACGAAGAGGTTCAGTAG